GCAGACTTTGATGACAAAGTAGATATTATTCCCATTGCAGATCCGAATATATTTTCTCAGTCTCAAAGAATTTCTATGGCACAAACGGAATTACAATTAGCCATGGCTAATCCAAGACTTCATAATTTGTATGAAGCTTATCGTTCAATGTACCAAGCGATTGGAGTTAAGGATATTGATAAGATTCTTCCTCCACCACCTCAGCCTCAACCGATTGATCCTGCTGTGGAAAATATTATGGCTTTATCTTCAAAACCTTTCCAAGCTTTTAAGGGCCAAGACCATCAAGCACATATAACTTCGCACTTATCTTTTATGTCTTCTAATTTAGCTAGAAATAATCCTATGATTTTAGGAGCATTAGAAAAAAATTGCTTTGAACACATTTCTATGATGGCTCAAGAACAAGTTGAAGTAGAATTCAGAGATGAGATGATGCAATTACAACAATTACAACAAATGGCTCAACAAAATCCAATGATGCAGCAGAATCCACAGTTTCAACAACAGATTATGCAAATTTCTATGAAAGTTGAAGCTAGAAAAGCAAAATTGATTGCTGAAATGATGATTGAGTTTAAAGATGAAGAATTAAAAATTATGGGTCAGTTCGGTAATGATCCAATTGCTAAACTTAAAGCAAGAGAGCTTGATTTAAGAGCAATGGATAATGAACAGAAAAGAGAACAAGACCAAGAGAGAATCAACATGGATAGAATGAAAGCCATGATGAATCAAGGAATCCAAGAGGATAAACTTGAACAAAACGAAGATTTAGCTGAATTAAGAGCTGAAACTTCACTTGTAAAGCAGCAAATGTCTAACGACGTTAAAGTCTACTCGGACAGAATGAAACGTAAGGATGTTAAGACCTTGAAAGGTCCGAGAAGATAGGATACAAACAATAAGGAGAAAAATATGGTAAAAGTAACAAAAGAAGTAGGATACCCAGAAGGTGGCAAGACTTATAGTGCCGCTCCTGAAAGTGTTGGAAAAGATCCAAGATCAGAGATCATTTCTAACGAGGTAGCCGCTGAATCTAAAATTGATAAAGGAACTAAGGTTGACGTTCAAGGTGAAGGCGCAATATTAGCTTCTAAAAAAAGAAAAGCTATTTGGTTCTAATATGGCTTGGTTCGGCTTAGCAAAAATAGCATTACAAGCTGGAAGCAAGATATATGCCAATCGTCAGAAGACGAAAATGGCAATGTCTGATGCACAGCTTATGCATGCACAGCGTATGGCCTCCGGTGAGGAATCTTACCAGGGCAAACTTTTAGAAGCGCGGCAAAACGATTACAAGGACGAAATCGTTCTTGCGATATTAACGCTCCCGATAATTGTGCTCGCCTGGTCGGTGTGGACAGAGGATCCGGCAGCTATGCAGAAGATAGACATCTTTTTTGAGTACTTCTCGAATCTGCCAAAATGGTTCACTAATTTGTGGATTTTGGTCGTGGCTAGCGTATTTGGAATAAAAGGAACGCAAATATTCCGGAATGGTGGTAAGAAATAGACTTGCGTTATATAAACAATTATAATAGGTATTAATATTATGGCTAAGAAATTACTTAAAAAATTAGGAAAAGCCGCAGCTCTTGCTGGAGCACTTTATGGTGCTACAAAACTTGGAAGAAGAAGAGCAACAGATCTTCCAGGAAATGCAATGGCTAAAGCTAAAAGATTAATGACATCAGACAGAGCTTATACGGGTGGCGGATATGATGATGCTATCATGAGAGCTCAAGACTTAACGGAGCCTAAAGTAAGTATAATGACTGGAGATCCACACCAATATCGTTGGCCAAATAAAAAAGGTGGTAGAGTTACTGGAGCTGCAAAACGTGGTTTTGGTAGAGCATTAATGAAGGGGAAAAAATAATGAGACAAAATGGAGTAAGAAGCAATGTCAGATTTCCATACGCAAGTGGTATGAAGAAAGGTGGCAAAGCTAAAAAACAAGGTTACAAAGATAGAGAAGATGAGTCTATCAGTGCTAGAAGAGGAAAAGAATCTGGCAAGAAACAATCTTTTAAAGCTAGAAGAGATGAGTCCTACGGAAAATGGGGCAAGCGTAAAAGAGGAAAAATAAACAGATAAGACAATGGGTGATATTTCTATAAAAGGTCACGGTATTGAAAGACGCAATACTAGACGTGAAAATCGTTTAGAAGAATTGGGTCGTGTGGATGCTGAAAGAGGCTACACAAGAAAAGGTAAAAGAAATCTAAAAGAAGAGAAAAAAAGAATCGTTCGTGAACTTAAAGCCGATGGTGGAAGAGTTGGAGCGAAAGATGGTAAATGGATTCAAAAAGTTAATAAGTCCATTGAAAAAAGAGGAACTAAAGGTAAATGTACTCCGATAACAAAACCAGGATGTACAGGTAGAGCTAAAGCTTTAGCTAAAACCTTTAAGAAAATGGCGAGAGAAAGAAAATCAGCTTAATGAGACAAGTCTTAATAGACGCGTTAGAAAAACAGTACGAAGCCGAAATTGCATCAGCCGATGCAGTTATTAAATTATTGTTGGAAAATTCAGTTGGAGTTAGTGAACATTTAAATCATCAAAAAGAATTAGATTGTCAGTTGCACAAAATTGCAGCGGCAGAAGAAAAATTACAGGTATTAAAAGACTATGAAATCCCGAAAAAAGAAAAAGTATAAAAGAGCAAGAACTAAAAAAGGTCATTATAGAAAGGATGATAAAAGCACTCCTTTTTGGAATGAAGCTTGGATTAAAGGAAGATCTCCTAAAAAAGGAAAGAATGTTTTAAGCAAATTCTTTGATTGGTTAGTGAAATAATGCCTTTTAAATCCGAAAAACAACGCAGGTATCTATGGAAACATGAACCTAAGATTGCAAAAGAATGGACAAAGGCTTATGGTAGTAAACCTGTAGGAAAGAAAAAGAAGAAGACAAAAAGGAGAAAAAAATAATGGAAGATTTAGTTTTAGTAGATAAACTTAAAAGAATCATCAAAATGAGACACGATGATGTTGTTTCGGCCATGGTGTCAGGGGGAGTTGACAATATGGAGAAATATCAATATATGTTAGGACAATTACGTACTTATCAGTACATGAGTCAGGAGATATCCAGCCTGCTAAACAAAAAGGAGCAAAATGACAAAGACGGAACAGTTATTAGTATCAAAGGGAACCCCAAAGATTGAATTACCCGATAAAGAATTAGTGGGGGTTAAACCTACCAAGAAAAAAGAAGTTACCACCGACACAGCGAAATTACCCCAACCAACGGGTTGGAGAATGTTAGTTTTACCTTTCAAAATGAAAGAGAAGACTAAAGGAGGAATTCTTATAACGGACGATGTAGTAGAGCGTGCACAAGTGGCATCGACTTGTGGATTAGTTCTCGCATTAGGACCGGATTGTTATAAAGATAAAAAAAGATACCCCGATGGACCTTGGTGTAAAAAAGGTAGTTGGGTTATTTTTGCTAGATACGCCGGATCTAGAATTAAGATAGATGGGGGTGAAGTTAGACTTCTCAATGATGATGAAGTTCTAGCAACCGTGGAAAACCCCGAAGATATATTCCACGATTATTAATCATAGGGAGGAACTATGCCAGACGTAGAAAACGTAAAAAAAGAAGATCTAGTTGATGTAGGAGAAAAAGAAGGTGCTGAAATTGAACTAGATAAAAAAGCTGAAGGAGGAGAAGTTAAAGATGAACCAACTACTCAAGACAGTGATAAGTCCGATGACACATCTAAGAAATTGGATGAGTCTGTGGATGTTCGAGATAGCTCGGACAGTAAGGAACCAGTACAAGAGAAAAAGGAAGAAGTAAAACAGGAAACAGAGAAAAAGGATACAGAACAAAAACAAGAGATGGATGAGTATAGTGAAGGCGTTAAAAAACGTATCGCTAAACTTACTAGAAAAATGCGTGAAGCAGAGAGACAGAAAGAAGAAGCTGTGTCTTATGCAAGACGCGTAATGCAAGAAAGAGATCAGTTAAGTCAACAAGCTACTACTTATGAGAAAGACTATACCTCTGAAATGGAGAATAGGATTCAATCATCTTTAGCGGCTGCTCAGGCTAAATTAGCTGCTTCAAGAGAAGCAGATGATAAGAAGGCTGAAGTAGAGGCATTAACTGCTATCTCTCAACTGGGTTATGAACAAGGTAAGCTTGCTGAAATTAAAAGCAGACAAGCTATAGAAGAGAAGGAAGCTAAAGCTAAACCAACTCTTAATACACAACCACCTCGTCAAACCCCTGCTCCAGATCCTAAAGCGGAGGAATGGGCCGAGAAAAATGAATGGTTTGGTAAAGATAATGCCATGACCTACACCGCTTTTGATCTTCATAGGAAACTTACCGAAGAAGAAGGATATGATCCGAAGTCGGACTCATATTATGAGGAAATAAATAAAAGAATAAGACTTGAATTCCCTCATAAATTTGGTAATACTACAGAAAAAACGATTAGTAGACCTACACAAAACGTTGCCTCTGCAACGCGTAGTTCAAAGACTGGTCGCAAAACTGTAAAACTCACACCGTCACAGGTAGCAATCGCTAAAAAGTTACGGGTGCCACTAGAAGAGTATGCAAGACAATTAAAACTCACGAAGGAGGAATAGCATATGAAAAAAGAACAACATAAATCTTCCCGTGCGAGCCAGACAAGAGCTAAGGAAAAACGTAAAGCAGTTTGGACTCCACCGTCGTACTTAGATACGCCCAACGCGCCAGCTGGATTCAGACACAGATGGGTCAGGGCAGAAATCTTAGGATACGTCGACACGAAAAACATACAAGGACGCTTAAGATCCGGGTATGAGTTAGTAAGAGCCGATGAATATCCTGAAGATGACTACCCAGCAATACCAGATGGTAAATACGCAGGGGTGATCGGGCACGGAGGCCTTGTGCTAACAAGGGTGCCGGAAGAAATCGCGCAAGCAAGATCTGCCTATTTCAAAAAGTTAGGAATGGAACAGATCGAGGCAGTTGATAACGATTTACTGAAGGAACAGCATAAGAGTATGCCTATCAATATTGATAGACAGTCTCGTACAACCTTCGGTGGTACAAAGAAGTAGAGTTTTACTTCTCGGGATAACAACCAATTCCCTACCAACGAATTTTTATTAACCGTGAATTACGAAAGTAATTTGCAATAGGAGAACTAACATGGCAAACCAAGACGCACCATTCGGCTTTAAAGCTGTTGGTGGTATGGGATCAAGCTATGAAACGCAAGGTACTTCCAAGTACCAAATCGCAGACAATTCAACGTCAGCGATTTACCAAGGTGATCTTTGCATGATGGGGAACCACGACAGTTCCGCAACAGATGCAAACGGTACCGCAGTTGCAGTGGGATACATTTCTGTTTCCCCTCCAGCTGAAGATACTTTAAACTTTGGTGTTTTCAATGGCTGTCAATATACCGACCCAACGACTGCTAAGCCTACATGGAAAGCCTATTATCCAGGCGCTGTTAATATAACGACTGGAACAATAGATGCGTTTGTTTATACCAACCCTCAACAATTGTATGAGGTACAAACTGCTGGAACTCTGACTCAATCAGCTGCAGGGTGTCTAATTGACACTCACACGTATGCTGCAGGGTCTACTCTGTCTGGTCAGTCAAATGAAGAAATTTCGACTGCAGTAACAGGGTCAGGAGCAACTGGTCAATGGAGAATTATCCGTTTATCAGAAGATCCAGATAACAGCGATACAGGTTCTGCGAACAGCAACTGGATAGTTAGATTGAATGAATCAATTTACTATAACGGTGCGGTTCTAACATAATAGGAGCATAGACAATGGCAATATCACGTAATCAGCTAGTTAAAGAACTAGAACCAGGTCTAAATGCACTATTTGGACTTGAATATAAACAATACGAAAATCAGTCGGCGGAAATATACGTCACTGAATCATCTGACCGTGCTTTTGAAGAAGAAGTAATGTTGTCAGGTTTCGCAAACGCACAAGTTAAACCAGAAGGACAAGGGGTAACTTATGACGATGCACAAGAAACTTTCACAGCAAGATATACGAACGAGACAATTGCTCTCGCTTTCGCAATCACTGAGGAAGCTATTGAAGATAACCTGTATGACAGACTTGCTTCTAGATACACAAAAGCATTAGCTAGATCGATGGCAAACACTAAACAAGTGAAAGCTGCCGTTCCTTTGAATCAAGGATTACCTACTACAGATAATTTTGATTCTGGCGACGCAGTTTCATTGTTTAACACTTCGCACCCAACGATAGCGGGTTCTTTCAAGAACACGTTAACTACGCAAGCAGATTTAAATGAAACATCATTAGAGCAAGCATTAATCGACATTGCTGCACTAACTGATGAAAGAGGTTTAAAAATTGCTGCAAAAGGTGTGAAGATGATTGTTCCATCTGCTAATCAGTTTACTGCTGAAAGATTAATGAAATCTGAAGGTAGAACTGCTACGGCTGATAATGATATCAATGCAGTTAAATCAATGGGTATGATTCCTCAAGGATACAGAGTGAACAACTACCTAACTGATTCTGACTCTTGGTACATAATCACAGATGTGCCTAATGGTATGAAGCATTTCGATAGATCCCCATTGACGACTAAAATGGAAGGAGATTTCGATACTGGCAACGTTAGATACAAAGCTAGAGAAAGATACGTTTTTGGCGTATCAGACCCTAGAGGTATCTTCGGTGTTGAAGGTGCTTAATACTTAAGCAACAAATTATAAATGAGGCGGCCTCAAAACCGCCTCATTTTACTAATAACAAAGAAAGGACATGAAAAACTTCCACGTAAAAATCAGATATAACGGCTATTTTGCAGCATTTGATGTGCTAGCTCCTACTGATTCTATTGAGTCTGTAGAGAATTCTATCCTTGACAAACTGGGAAAAAATGAGGTAAAGTTTGAATCTGATGGATTTACCAGTAAAAAAGGTAAATGGATAACCTATGAGGAGGTTAGTGATGACCGAAGACCTATACAATACGAAACGGTCCTTGGAACTCGAGTGGCAAAAGGAGCACCTGAAATCAGGGAAGGTCAATCTTAAGATGATTGAAATTAACCGAGAAATTCAGGAAGTTATCAGAAATATAATTGCTCGAGAAGAACACGCAGCTCACTCAGAAAATAGAGTAAGCGACGCCAAGCCCGAAGTTTCGATAGCCACTTAAGCGCTATCACCAAAATCAACTTTTCACTACAATATCTTGCGCTCTACTCAAAAGTAAGCTATAAAAATATTAGTATACAATTAAACATAGAACGTAAACGAGTATACTCGACGGCCTAGAGATTACGTTCGTTAACTAGGAGGATTATAATTATGGCAACAACTACATTTTCCGGACCAATAAAAGCCGGAACAGTAAGAGAAGGAGCAGCAGCTAATTTAGGTTTTGTGACGATGTCACAATCAGCAGCAATTACTGAACTTGCTGCTAGTACAGCTAGCTCTATTATCATTCCAGCAAACAGCCAAATCACAAATATGTATGTTTTGGTACAGACTGCTTGGGATGGTGGAACTAACACACTTGATGTTGGAACATCTGCAGATCCCGATCTGTATGTTGATGGTTTATCTACGAGTTCTTTGGGAAACCATAGAGTAACAGCAGCAGCTACTGGAACAGAAGCAAATTGGAAAGACATTGGTACATCTGATGTAACTATCTATTATGACTCTGTTGCCGGCGGTAACGGTGTTGGTGTTTTGACTGTTGAATACATTCAAAATAGAAACTTAAGCTAATAAAATAATTGTGAGCTCCTTCGGGAGCTCACGACTAAGGAGAAAAATATGAGCACATATCCAGTGGATATAAAAACAAAAAACATTACGTCGGCTAGTACGACAACTGTGTTTGATGGTCCTGCAAGAGTTTTAGGAGTATCTTGGTCACAACCTACGAATGTGGGAGCAGGAACGATAACAGTTAATGACAATACAACAGCTGTATGGGTTATTGATGTTCCAGCTTCTAATACTACGGATCATAAATCTCCTGTTTATGGACATATCATGTTACCAGGAACAGGAATTAAGGTTAACACAAGTTTAAAAGTAACTAACGCAATAACAACACACGTAACTGTTTATTATGGGTAAAGGTAGATGGCTAACACTACTTCCCAGTCTTATACTTTTGACAAGACTCTTCCGATCGAAGAAGTTATAGAAGAAGCTTACGAACGTATTGGACTTCAGAACGTTTCGGGTTATCAATTAAAAACTGCTAAACGATCTTTAAATATTTTATTTGCGGAATGGGGTAATAGAGGACTTCATTATTGGGAAATTGCTAACCAAGGAATCACTTTGGTTGAAAATCAAAATGTTTATATAATGTATAGATCTCCAGCGGATGGAGCTTCTAACGGATTAACAACTACTTTATCTTCTACTATTAATTCTTCTGTCACAGACATTCCTTTAACGAGTGTTACTGATATGCCAGGAGCTAGCGAAGGTGGAGGAACTATTACTATAGGGTCTGAAACTATTAGATATACTGGAAAATCAGCTGCTACAGGTGCAGCTAATCTTACAGGAGCTGTTCGTGGTTCTAATAATACAACAGCTGCGGGACATACTAGTGGAGATGCCGTTACTCAACATGCTACGGGAATTGATAATATTTTAGAATGTAATTATAGAATTACTTCAACAAGCGTAGATTCTCCGATGACAGAAGTAAGTCGATCTCAGTATCAGGGTTATTCGAATAAAACATCTACAGGAATTCCTACTTCTTATTTTGTACAAAGATTTATCGATAGAACTATTATTACTATTTATTTAACACCAAATGCAGCGGTAGATGGAAATAAATTAAATTTTTATTACACAAGAAGAATTCAAGATGCCGGCGCCTATACAAATGCAACTAATGTACCTTATAGATTTGTACCTTGTATGGCAGCAGGATTGGCTTATTATTTATCACAAAAAAATATGCCTCAAAGATCACAGGAATTAAAATTATATTATGAGGATGAATTAGCTAGAGCAGTGAAAGAAGATGCTGATATTACTAGCACCTATATTGCTCCGAAAGTTTATTATCCTGACACGGCGGTTTAATTATGACTACTTTTTCTTCTGGAAAATATGCTTTAGCAATTTCAGATCGTTCAGGCTTAGCTTTTCCTTATACTGAAATGGTAAGAGAATGGAATGGAGCATGGGTTCATTTCTCTGAATACGAACCTAAACAACCTCAATTACAACCTAAACCTACAAGTGCTGATCCTCAAGCTTTACAAAGAGCAAGACCAGCGAGAACTGAATTTGCTACGGAAGATTTTTTACCTAATAATCCTTTTTCAACGGCTTCTAGTACTACCTTAACTTTTTCATTTCCTTTTGGAGGACTTCAAGTTAATGACCAAGTGAGATTTACTTCCGTTGATGAAGCAGTGGGAGGAGTTTCAATTGCAGCTTTAGAATTAAACACTACTTTAAATGGAAATATTACTTCTAGTGCAACTACTGTCACATTAACCGATGCTTCTAATTTTCCAACTAGTGGCTACATTGTTATCAGAAAAGTTTTAACTTCCGATGATACGAGTGATCCTGTACTCGTTGGTACTTTGGCTAATGAAACAATTCAATATACTGGTAAATCCAGTAATGATTTAACAGGATGTACAAGAGGAACCGCAGCGCCTTACCGAGGAGAAACTCCTGTAAGCACAACAGCGCGTTCTCATACTAGTGGAGCTAAAGTTTTTGGATCTCATAAAATTGTTTCAAGAGTTGCGACTACTGTTGCACAAGCAGGAGTGCCTTCAACAGTAACCCAGTATAATAGCTTTACGTTGACTTTGCCTTCGGCAGCCAGTACAACTGAAACAGGAGGCGGGATTAATTGCGTCGTAGGACCAGTTAATCAAAGAAGAGCATAATGATTACATTTATAAAAAAAATATTTAAAAAACTTTTTGGTAAAAAAGAAGAAGTGGTAGTAGAATCTGCTCCTTCACCAAAGCCAGAACATTGTAACACTCATAATAGATATAAAAAAAGCTGTCCTGCTTGTAGAGAGGTAATAGCATAATGTCTGGATATAGTTATACTGATTTAGTTACCCATATTAGAAATTACACAGAAACCGATTCTAATGTTTTAACCACGGCAGTTTTAGAAAGCCTTATTCTTAATGCTCAACAGCGTATTTTTTTAGACCTTCCTATGGATTCAGATAGAAAGATGGCTACCGGAACTTTGGTTACAGATGATAATACCATCAATGTCCAAGCCGGGGCGGTTTTTGTAAGAGCTGTAGAGGTATTTGAATCTACAACTGCTCTTACAGGAGTTTCTCATTTTTTACAGAAAAAAGATGTTACTTATTTAAGAGAATATGTATCAAAATTAACAGGGCCTGAAGGAGGCCAAGCAGCTCAAGATGTAACCGGTTTTCCTAAATATTATGCGATGTTTGGAGGAGCTACGGGATTAGGAGCCACAACATCCGGAGGATTACTCATAGCCCCTACCCCAGATGCAGCTTACAATTTTAGATTATATTACAATGTAATGCCGGCAACCCTCGAATCTAGTTCAAATGAGACTAATTATGTAAGTTTGAATTTTCCCCAAGGACTTTTATATGCCTGTTTAGTAGAAGCTTATGGATATTTAAAAGGCCCAATGGATATGTTGACACTTTACGAAAACAAGTATAAAACGGAAGTACAGAAGTTTGCAAGTATACAACTTGGTAGACGAAGAAGAGATGATTATACGGATGGTACAATTAGAATTCCCATCAAATCTCCGTCTCCCTAAAAGAGGATTAAATTATGGCAATAACATCGGCAATATGTAATAGTTTCAAAACTGAAATTTTAACAGCGACCCACAATTTTACGAATTCTACGGGTAATACTTTTAAACTGGCTTTATATTCCAGTAATTCAGCAACCCTAAGTAAATCAACAACGGCTTATACTGCACCATCAGATGGTACAGCAGATCCAACGAATACTTATGAAGTTACTTCAACTTCTTCAGGATACACAACTGGGGGAAATTCTTTAACGAGCACTACTCCAGCATTATCAGGGGATACAGCATGTTGCTTATTCGCGAGCACGAGCTGGGGATCCACTGCATCTTTCACAGCAAGAGGTTGTTTAATTTATAACTCAAGTGCATCTAACAAAGCTGTATGTGTAGTTAATTTTGGTGCAGACAAAACTGTAACAACTGGAACTTTCACAGTAGAGTTCCCAGCTCAAACTGCAGGTAACGCCATCATACAGATAGCATAAGGAGGAAATCCTTATGTCCACAGTTTCATCAGGATGGGGACGATTAACCTGGGGCCAAGCTAACTGGAATCAATCAACAACATATGCTACCGGGTGGGGAGCTAAATCTTGGAACGATGGTGCCTGGGGTGAACTTAATGACGATCAAGTTACTCTTGCCGGTCAATCAGCTACAGCAACCGTAGGCGTTCTTAGCGCTTATCAACAACCTGGTTGGGGAACTCTAACTTGGGGAATTAATGGTTGGGGATCTGTAGAGGAAGCTAGCTTTACCTTAACTGGTTTATCCGCTACATCAACGGTTGGAAGTTTCACAATTCCAGATCAATTGATGGGGCTTACAGGGTTATCGGCTACATCTGCTGTAGGATCTTTAACTACTAAAGCGGATGCGACATTCACTTTAACGGGACAACAACTTATATCTTCATACGGTTTATTATCCGTTGATGATCATTCAGTTGGGTTAGCCGGTCAATCAGCAACTACAACTTTAGGAACCCCTACTACTACTCAATTAACTTTGGCTAGTTTAGCGGGTCTAGGATTATCTTCTACTTCAGCCGTAGGATCACTAACTATTACCTCAAATCCTACAATGACTTTAACAGGTCAATCGGCTTCAACAGCTGTGGGTACCCTTACATCTTCCCCAGAAACTAAGGCTGATTTAGCAGGTTTGGGATTATCGGCTACAGCTTCTGTAGGTAGCCCTTCCACTACTCAATTAACTATTGCTAGTTTAGCTGGGCTAGGATTGTCCATGACGGCTACGGTAGGAGCAGCATTCCCAGTAGGATATGCAGTGGAATCTATAACAGGAAATACGAGCTATACGGGTGTTGACATTAC